TATATGGGTAGTTTATAGCGCGGCTCATTGCACTCCTATCCATACTGGGTACTCAGGGTCTCCCGCAACAAACATAACCCAGACTAGCTGCCCGACTTTAGGTACAAGTCGATGCGGGGTATGCTCAGCCGTGGCGTTGGTTTCCTGTGCGTCATTCCAACGTTGGGTAGTATTAGCCGCGGTTTTACGTGGGTGTTTAAGGGTACCAGCACCCGCCTTAGCCACGATGGTCAACGCAGGCACAGTCTCAGTATCTCCTCTAGAGTCTGTTACTGATACGGCCGTTGTAGTCAATAAAGCAGCAATTGCTGAGGCCGTGTGCTCTTGATGGTCAGGGTGATTAGCCACGTTTGTTATTGGCTGGCAAGACCGAGCCCAGCCAGAAACTTCTTGACCAGTGGATTGCTGTACCTTTACTTTAATTCTATTTTTCTTTAAAGGATCGGCTATATCTACGACCTTGGCCTCATAAATACCAAAGAACCTAAATCGACCAGTGGGATCCATCCCATATTCTTGGTCTCTTGTTGTCCAACCTCTGCTTGTACTCATTAACTAACTCCAGTCTTGCCGTAGGCAGCCCAAGTAACCGGACGCTTAATAATGGAGAAGTCTGGGGCAGCGTCCTCGCCAAGATCATTATACGGCTTAGACACAGAAGAGCTTGGAGACACGACTCCGTAGGCAGGCTCTAAAGTAGAGTTATTAACTGAGAAAGAATAATCTTGAAGTTTTGATTCAGTTGGGGCAATAGACTGGCCTGAAAGTTCTCCTGATACGTCTCTTACCGGCACAGCTTTGTACGCATCTGGGTTAGTTTGCCCTAATATGTCCGTGCCAACCTCCAGCTGCATCATATATCGTGCGGGTATTCCACCAAATATATGTACCACTGAAAGCACTGTCCAGTACCCAGACATTCCGTCAGGCAATCCATCTAGGTAAATAGGCTCATATGGCTTAACTAACGCGTCCCCAATTAAGTTTACTTTTGCTCTATAGGCATATCTTTGGGCGTCAGCAAAGTCATTAGCAATGTACTTACTCTCTGTAAGAGTAGTTGCTACCTCAAAGACATTATGTTTATTAAAGGCAGCTTTTGAGGCAGAGCTATTCTTCTTGTTTACTTTAGAGTATCTTGAGGTCACTGTAGAGCCTCCCAAGCTTTAAACTCAGCAGAGGTTTCTTCTGTTACAACAACGCCCTTATCTTCAAAGCTAAAATCTTTAAGCTTATGCTTTGTCTCAATAACCACGCCAGTTTTCTCGTTATAGCCGGTTATGATTCTGTCTACTCTAGAGCCTAGCTCTGGGGATTCGTCTGAGAGTATTGGATCAAATGAAATGACGCTTCCCATTGCTCTTTCAAGACGGGTAGTAGCGCCACCAAGCTCTTTATCTACATAGTTAAAGTAGGGCGCTTGATCCTTCTTATTAGCATAAATCTTGTTTTTAGATACAAAGATAATAGTGGTATTTTCCACTCTCAGTGCAAACCCAGTCTGTTTAGCTAGCCGACGCAGGAGCTGCCAGTCACTCTGCCCAGCTTGGACTACAGTTTTTCTTACTCGGGGATGCCGTTGGGTAACTGCTTTCATCCCATACTTAGCAGCAATCTTTGTAACTACTTGATCTGCAGTTACATTCTTATAAATTTTCTGATCTGTATCCTTTAGTAGGTATGAAGAGGATACGCAGAGAATGTTTGTATTTTGGGCATCTGCCTCGTTTACAGGCTCAACAGAGTATACGTACCCATAGAAATTCTGCTTTATATTATTAGTACTATAGGTAAACTGTACAGGGTCTCCTGAGGAGATAGCTGTGCCGTCAGAATAAGGCTTCCCTTTAAAGTGCAGCATAAGGCGGTCGTGCTGATCCCTGTCTTGATACATCTCTGCACCTATTAGGATAAGCTCGAACCCCGGGGTTTTGGGAAATGAAACTTTGTATGAGTTGTACTCAGCACTAGATTCCCAAGGGAAAAACTTTCTAGGTCCGTTAGTTAGCATATGGAACCTTTATCACGGTGCCAGGCTCAATAGAGAACGGGTCAGATATAAGCTGATTGATCTCTAAAATCTGCCACCAATACTTAGAGTGCCCTATAAAGTTCTTGGCAAGCTCTCCTAAGGAGTCTCCATCTTTCCAGATGTAGTCTATGTACTTGTAAGTGACGTCAGTAGGAAACTCTCTAAAGACCGCAATAGTATAGTCCCCCGTGTATTTGTGCTTGACCTGGGCAAGCGGCCCGTCGTAATATCTAGATACTCTTTCAATCATGGCGTTGTCTTTCCTGTGCTGGCAGTCTTACTTGCGTTTGGATCTGCGTTATTAGCTGTGGCATCTTCTTTATTCTTAGCCTTTAAGAACTCGTCAACTGCTGCTCCTGATGGGTATCTCAAGAAGCTGATATTTACTACTGTAAGCATTGGGACCATCTTGTCAGTAAAGACTACGTGGTCTACGCTTATGTTCTGTAGAGAGCCGTAATACCGCATATTGTCGTGAAGCACGAACCAAAGAGGCACGCCAGTTATGTAACCTTTATCTGCGGACTCTCCATTGTAAGTTAGTAAGGAGTTGCCCTTCATATCGCGGTTTCCATTGACAGCTCTGTATAAATACTCAAGGTCGTACTCGGTACCACGTAGTAAAATGCCCTCAACTTCTTCTTTAGATAGCTGTCTAGGGTAGTTTTTTGAATACATTGTTGGGGCGCCTTTAAGGGGCATTAGCTCAGTCATATCCGCAATTCGGTTTAGATATAACGTAAAGTTAACGGAGATGTTACCTGCAATAAGGTTTGCTGGATCTTGAGTAGAAAGAGTCCAGTCAATAGCCGTATTCATAGGCACGCTGTAGTTAATGCTTGTAGGGTTATACATAAACTTGAATCCCCAAATAGGTTTTTTACCTTTTGTTTGGGTGGCCACGTTCATTGCTTCTGAAGCCGATTGACTTTGAAAAATACGTCCAAGGTTGCTTCGGCTATCTACAAACTGACTAAACACGCTGTTTGCTTTAAACGTGTCAATAATAATGCTCTTGTTATCCCGAGTAGCTGTTTGATAATCAGCAACGCGTACTCCATGAGATACGCCTCTAGATACGTAGTGTGCTGGGGGATTATAAGTAATAGAGTCTGTACTAGGTATAGTTACAGCCCCGTCTTCTGGACCAGCACTTGGGTTAGGAACCTCAATACAGTTAGCTGCATTGGCCTCTAGCAGGATCTTTTGAGCGCCTTTAGCGGTTAGCTGTTTTACAGGAGACCCTACTTGAGTTCCCCCAGTATCAAATCTATATATAAGCCAACTATCAGCAGCGCCAACAGTTATACCACCGCTTGTTATAGCTTTAAACCCAATTTTTAACCCAACCCACTGGCTCTTACAAGCATCCCATACAATTTGATAACTGTAGCTAGGTACGCTTGGCACCTCAGAATAGTCATAATAATATACGCGACTTCCTGCCGCAGTTGTTGGGACGCTCCAAGTAGTGCCAGGAAACATAGTGTCGATAATTAACTTTATAGGCATAGTTGGTTTTGCGACAGCCTCTGTAAAGTTAATCGTAGGAATCTTTCCCTTGCCGTTTTCGTTAATGTTATCCTTAATTGCGTAGGATCCAACATTAACGTTTATTTTAGGGGTCGCAGTAGCGGCTACTTTAGAGCTTACGTTAAAAATAAATACGGTGCCTCCAGTAGCAGGCTTTTGTTTGACCCCGCTTACTGTGCCCTTAAAGCTTGTTTTCCAAGAGTTAAAGATATTTACTTCAACCCCACCCTCATCGTTATCACTTAAGAAGTTAAACGGGCTTTTTTTGTACACTCTAATTCTGTATTGAACGGTGTTTCGAACGCTAACAGACTTACCATCGCTAGGTATTAATACCCATTCGCTACTGTTGTAAGCGTTAACCACGTCTGGGTCGTACCCTGCAGTTTTTGGGATGGGGGTAGTAGCGGCAATAGGAGATATGTCTGAGTACTCGTACGCCTGAATACTGTAGTAATAGTCTGCAGCTGACGCCATTAGTATGTTCCTATTCCGTTTAAGCGTAGTTCGTCTTCTAATACTTTCTTAAATTTTCTAACCATAGCTTCGGCTTCAGCATTGCTTGCGTGAGCTATCTGTACGTTCATAGTTACGTTTATGTCATGCTTTGACGCTGTAGAGAAGCTAGACATATTGCGCGAACTATTAACAGCTTGTGAGCCAGTAGTTGCCCCAAGAGACATAGATTGAGCAGACCCTACATCGTCTGAGCCACCAATACCTGCGGCTTGTTGTGTCTTTGCTGCGTCATCTAAGAACTTAGTAAACTTACCACTAGTAAAGGTTGTCCAACCCTTCCAGTGCTTGCCCTGATTACTCTTGTCATAGGCAGCAGCAATATTATAGTCCCCGTTTTTTAATCTACTGCCGTCACGGTAGGGATCGTTATAGGCTTTCCAATCCTTTAA